GGGTAAGAATCTGTTACATTTTCCCATTCGTTAGCAATAGCTTCATTAACCAATTCTTGTTGGTCAGGTAATTCATAAGCATAAATTTCATTATTTGGAGCTTGATAATATACATAATTCATAATTTATTCCTTACCTCAATTCAGACCAATAAAAACCACAAGAGTCACTACTATAGCTACCTGATATTATATAAGTTGACCCGTTTGGAACTACAAAAGAAATAATTGAACAGTTATTATTATTATTATCGTGACTTAAATAAGCCACTTGAACACCGCCAACTACTACGCTTGCGCTTTCGTTACGTCCATACCCATGAACAACCATAATAGGATTGCCTGTAGAGTTTGTGTAGGTAACTCCGTATGCTCTAGTAGAAGTATTAAATGTTTGCCATGTTTGACCAATACCAAGACCGCTTGAAATATATCCAGCAGGATTTGCTGCATTATATGGAACATAACCAAGCGCAGTTGTTACGTCAGTTGCATTTAAAGTAATTGCACCAGTACGAGTATTAAAACTGGTTACTGAAGATGCGTTGGCATAATAAATATTTGTAGCATCACTCCAGCAATATTGTGATGAACCTTGTGTAATATTTACACCTGTACCAGCAGCAGTTTTGACTGTTAAAGTATATGCACCTGTTGTTTGATTTGAAAAAATCCATTCGCCAATTTGATTTGGAACAATAACTGTGCTATTTGCAGTTAAAGTTCCTGTAATAACAACAATTGGATAAGCTGATTGTATCGCTGTTAATGTAATGCTTGTGCCTGACATTGCAATTGAAGATAAACCTTCAAATGCAGTTGAAATCCAACCAGCACCATCAGCATCAGGATTTGTTGTATTATTTTCTGCTGTGCTTATCCAAAATCCATTAAATGATGCGCTTTGCAATACTGCGCCTTTTGGATAACCATTTACAGCAGTTGAAAATACAGAATCGTAAGGAAAAAATCCACCAGCTTCTTGCCATTGTTGAATAGCAGTAATTTCATTTAAAATGCCATTGAAGTCTGCACCAAAAGGTGGTACACCACCTGAACTAATAGGTGTAAATGTTAATGGAGGAAATCCATCATGCAATGAAGCTCGACCATTAGTAATTCCAATTTGCGAATCTGTTGGGATAGGTTCAATATATCCTGTTCCTGCTGCATAAGCAAAAGGCAATGGAATTTTTGAAGGGATATTGGTGCTTTGCATTTTTTATCCTATAAATAAGTTAATGTTACATTTACGCCAGCAGGTCTAGGAAATACACCCGAATTATTGATAATTGCTATTTGAACAGGAGATGGAATAAAATTCAAATAGTAATCAAAAGCCATTCCGCCTAAATCTATAACATAGGCTTGTCCGTAAGGATTTACCCCGTCATTATTTTCAAATTCTGCTCTTAATAAAGCATTGATAGAAGGAATAGACAAATTAGAAATATTTGCAGCAGCTTTTACCAAAATTAATCTACGATATTGATTATCGGATAAAGCAAAAGAAGTTGTTGATGCTACACCTTGAGAAAATGGAGCTTGACCAAAAGGCTGTGGACCAATACTAGCTGTAGGTGCAGTATAGGCTTCTTTAAATCCAAAATAATTAGAAGCATTAATTTGTAATATGCGAGATACGCCTACAATTTGCCCCCATATATCTAAACCATTTCCTACAGCAGTATATACATTCCAAATGTTTTCATAAAAACTTGCAATATCAGCCGATGGGTCAATTGCGTCATTAAATGATTCAATTAAACTTAATAAAGTTGGAGAAGCATCATATTGACTTAAAATAGTTTGCGTCCAAAATGGAGGCGCAGCTACAGGTACTGGAGCAATTCCTTTATTTTGTAACGAACTAAATGGAACGTCTGAAAATGGAGCTAAACTTAACATGAGTAGCCTTTAGACTAATGTTACACCAATTTGAGAAGCAGAAATCGTTGGCAATTGGTCAATACCAAAAGTCAATGAAGTATGAGTAGCTCCAGCAATATTAGTAAATCCAATTAAAATTGACAAAATTTCAACCGCAGGACTAATTGCATTAACGTTAGCATAATATCGACCTGAATAAGTTGTTTGATTAATACCAGCAGCCGTTCCACCATCTTCACCGCTAAATGATTGAATGATTGCATTTTGAACCAATTGAGTGATATTTGATGGCAATTGAGAATTGTTTTTAAGTTGCACAGCAAAATACACAGGCGTTGATGATGGAATTAACCAAGTAACTGTATAGCTCGGATATGGTTCTGCATAATTTGTATCATATACTGTAGCTGAAGTATTTCCGTTATAGCTTGTTCCAGGTGGTTTTTTATTCCAAATAGCTTGTGCAATTGCATCAGAAGAACCGCCAGCAACAGAAACTGTAATTGAATGAGGAGCCATTGAATATCCAGTGCTTCCATAACTTACTGTGCTATTAGTTGGATTATCAACAACATAACAATCAATAACATTAGGAACGGCAGATACAGAACCATAAATTGAACCTAATGAATTAACTGCATTTCCAGCAACAGAGGCAAAACGTCTAGCTTCAAATGCAGCCCTTGATTCTACTAAATTACCTAATGTACCAGCCGTAGGATTGTTTACAGTATTCCATCCAGCAATTGCTGTATAAATTGTATTTAATGCGCCAGCAACACAAGCAATTGCGCCTTGTGTTTGATTTTGAAATTGAACGGTAATTGAACCGCTTGCAGGAATAGTAACAGTTTCTGTAGAGGAGTATAAATAACCACTTGTATCTTGTGCTACAGACCCAACAGGAATAACAGTACCAACAGCACCATTGCAAACTGCACTAACGACAGTTCCAGCTCCAGGTATTCTGTAAATAAAATATATTTCACCAATAGCATCTTGCCAAATTCCTGAAGCCATTGATGGATTAACTTGATTTGCGATATAAGCAATTTCATTGTTTTTATTTCCAATCAAAGCAGTTTCAGACATTGCAATTTGACCTTGTGGAGTTTGCAATGAAGGATTAACGCCACCACCAAATGCAGCGTTAATATCTGCTTGAACGCCAGCTAAAATGTCTAATTCAGCAGGTAAAACTGGACTACCATTAATCCATGTAATTTGAGGAACATTAGTTGTCATAATTAGCCTTATCCAAACGCAACATTGTTAGTTACGCCATCAGTGTCAATAATTTGTATTTTTCCGCTTAAAACACGGTTTGTGAAAGATGTAAATGTTACTTTTGCTTGAGCCACATTAGGAATAGTGTATGCTGCTTTTTGCATTTGTAAATTTGTATATTGCAAAGGTGGAAATTTTCCTAAAATATTTTGCCAATATGGAATCCCTAGTGAATTGTTATACCAACATTCACCTATAAAAGTTCTTATAGCAGAAGCAACGTCTTGTGCAATAGAATAAGGCGTTTCAGCAAGTGCAATATTTCCATTAATATCTAATACCAAATCCCATGCAGATTGGTCAAGTAATAGAGTATTTTGAATTATTGTCATATTTTACCTTACATTGAATTGCTTGGAGTTCCAGTATTTCCGCCTTGTGGGTCAGAATGAGTATGACTATTGTATAGACTACGCATTTGAGCCATTGAATGAGTATTCGTATTAAAGTTATCTATAATGTCACCACTTACCTTTAAAATTGGTGTGTTCATTGTAACATTAGTTGACGCATTTACGACTGCCGTTGGAGCATTTACCGTAACATTATTTGGCGATGTAATAGTAATTCCGCTTGAATTAAATTGCACATATTGCGTAGGAGCTGCGCCAATAATAGTCATTAGATAAACCATGTCAGACATATCATTTTTTCTTAAAGAACCTGGAGCTGATACTTTTTTTGCACTTTTAACGGCAGTAATATCTCTATCACATACAATAGCAAGTCCAATATCACCAATTTCAGGGTCTAAAATAATTCCATTAGCACCGCCTTGTATTCTCATATAAGGTACATTGTATATTGTGGCATGGTCCCAAACTTGACCGTCACCATCTAACGTACTTACTAAAGGTTGTACGCCAACATAACCAATAGCTGAAACACCGCCATTATTTGTTACTGACATTACTTGAACAGGCATAGCTGTTCGCAATCCTGATAATGCCGTTTTAATAATGTAATTTAATCTACTAACTTCTGAAGCATTATCTGAAGCTACATGATTAGTTTGAATATTAGTTTTTTGAGACATAAGGAGGCGGACTCAATTGTGAAGTGGTAAACCAAGGACCATCAAGCGTTAATGTGCTAATTTCGTGTGTGCAATTTTGAACAGGAAAAGTTCCATTAGCTTTTGGTAATGAAGAAGTTAATTTAACTTGTCTACCATTTATAATAGTAGGTTTAAATTCTGATTTAACTGTAAAGCCAGCTTCCCAATATGAAGGATAACCAACAAGTCCAGTTTCAGGACTTACTTCAATAATTACATTATCTCTAACGCCACTATTAGACCAAATAGTTACCGTATTATTTTCAATTACTAAAGGAAATTGTGCTGCTCTTGCGATTGTTTGAATTTGGTCAATAATAGAACCATAAACATATTGGTCAGTTAAAATACAATGAGCAGAGTTATTATGATTTTGAAAACTCCACCCAGTTCCTAATTGCTTAGTAAGTGATTCAATTAATTTTTCTGCCACTGTTCCATTAGGATAATGTTTTGCTGCTGAAGGCGCACCCTTTCCATAATATCCCGAAATAGCGGCACAATTAAAAGAAATATCAGGCATAGAACTTAAATCAATATAACTTGAAATAATTTGACCTGAAAAAATTTGTGTTAATGGAGTTCCTTCATCACCTGCCGAAACAGTAATGCTTTTATTTTCTAACGATACTTGATTTGCGCCTTTGCTAGAAAATTTATTCATTTCGTTTAAAGTCATGCCATAAACTTTAAGTCTTAATTGACCAAAAGCACTATATCCGCCTGGATTAGTAATAATAGCTGAACAACGCAATCCTTCTAACTTTGTTGTTTCTCCATTTTCAGTAGAAAATTGTAAATTAATTTGTCTTACGGCAAAGGTCATTATGCAGTCCAATAAGTCAAAATATAACGAGAACCTAGTCCAGTGTAATCAGGGTCATTATTTCCTTGCGTATCAATAAATACTAACTGACCATCAAAACCTAAATATAATTCTCTAACAATTCCAACAGCATTAAGACAAAGCATTGTATCTACAATAACATTTCCATCCGCAGTTAAATCAATAAATAATCCTGTGCTTTTTTGGTATAAATTAATAACACAATTTTGTGCATTTAATTGAACAGTAAATGTTTGAGATGCTACAGGAGTTAAAGGGACAATTTGCATTTTAATATTACCTATTAAGTATTTTCGTCAAAAATGCAAAATCAATTTTTGTATTATTTGCTTGAGTTTGCTGTTTTGCAGTTGGTGTTACTGGTGAAACTTGTCCGTTACTTTGTGTTGGAGTTCCACTAGGTTTTGAAGTGGTAACAACGGATGCTTGAGTAACTCGTACTTGTTGAAAATATAATTTAGCAATAATAATACTTACGCCACTTTTTGACTCTCTACGATAATCAGCATGAACTAAATTACAATTTTCATAAGTATTATCAGGCGTAGTAATTGCAATTAAAGTTAAAGAATCCATCAATTCTTGAATTGCTTGTAAAAACTCTACTTTGCTCATGCCACCAGTCGTTGCTTTAGTTCCATTGCAAGCCACCGTAACTCTAACATCAAAAGGCAATGCTACTTTGTTATAGCTAGAAAAACTACCATCTTCTACAGGGTAATTTGGAATCTTGCGTTCTTCACGATATTCAAAATCAATAAAAGAATCAGGAATAATAACATGAGTTCCATTTTCATCTACAAACGCCCATTCTGAAGCAAATATGGTATTAGGTAAATTTTCTTTTGTAGGAATTTCTACCGTAGGCGTAGGAACATTAGGTGAACGTGGTATTGCTGGAACACCTGAAAGTTTTGGTACATCAGGATATGGAATTAAAGGCATTATCTATTTCCCACCATGCCAAAGTGCATTAAAGAATCATTTTGAATTGCTGGACCAATTTCTTTAGCAATTCCAACACCATCTGTGGCTTTTGTATGAATTGGAATACTTCCAATATGAATAGTATTTGTAGTTACATTGCTTGCTGCTGGAGCATTAGCACTTGCGCCCGACATTTTATAATATTGAGATGCTAAATCATATCGTGCATTTAATGAGTTATCGTTTGGTCTTTCATAGCCAAACATTGCTTTTGAACTTGTAAACAAATCCATTGCTTTTTTCAAAGCATTTCCTGACTCTTGTTCAGTATGAGTTAATTCCCATTGAACAAATTGAGCTTGTTTCATTAAATCTGCTTTAGGGTCGTGAATATCAAAACCAGCCCAATTTTTAAAATCTTGCTGTCTTGAAGTTGACCATTGAGCTAATCCATAATGAACTTTATCAGGGTTTAATGCTTTTGAATTTAATCCAGCACTTTCATAAGATAAACCGCCTACAATAGCAGCAGCTTGAGCATCATTCCAACCTTGAGATTTGAAATAATCAATTAATTGTTTTGCGTTTCCACTAGATGTTTTTGAAGTAGTTTTTGATTTTGTTGGAGCAGAAATATCCAATACCATCTGCTCTGTTTCTTTTAAATTTTCTTTAAATTGCTCCCAAACACCTTCGGGTGTTTTTGAAAGTAATTGTATTGGATTAATTTTTACGGCTAAATCCAATATTTTATCTAAAAAGTTTAATAACTTATTAAAAAAAGGATTTTGAGATAAATTATTAATTGCTTTATATAAAGCGTTTAAAGCATCTTGACCATGACCTTCAATATTAGTCCAAAGGTTAGTCATTTCTTCTCTAGCTTTTCTTGAAAGCTCAGAGTTTTCGTTTAATTTTTTATTTACTTCTTCGTAGCGTTTTTCTAATTTTCCTAGCGCATCACCGCCTTGTAACATTGCAATAAAATCTTGTTCTGTAAATCCAAGACCTTGTGCAATAGTTTTAGCTTCTGCGACACCTTTTACTTCTGAGAATTTTTTAATTGCATTAGCTAATTTTTGAATATTAACAGTGTGTTTTTCAACATCAACGCCAGTATCGCCAGCAACATTACCCAAAGGACCTAAAAAGCTAAATAAACCTACATCGCCAGTAATAGGAATCCCTGCTAATCTTGATTGAATATTTTTAATTGAATCAATAAATGTTTCTGTTTTGCCACCAGCGGCTTCAACGGCATTACCCCATGATTGCAATTCTTGTGCTGATTTGCCAGTAATTTTGGAACTGTTATAGAGTTCCATATTTGTATTTTGTAATTTACTTGCAAAGTTTACAATTGCGCCAACGCTTAAAGCAGCAGTACCAAAAGACACCATTGCATCTTTTGCTTTTTCAAAACCTTCTGTGGTTTGTTTGGTATTTCTTTGAAGATTGTCGTTGGTTTTTTTGGCTTGCTCGTCAGTTTTTCGTAGGCTTTCTACAGCCTTTTTCTGAGCATCATTAAATTTAGAGGTGTCAAGTCCCAGCTCAATTAATAAACTATCAATAACTGTAGCCAAGATTTACTCCTTAATTTTTTATCTGATTTATTATATAAGCGTTATGTCTATCCACTGCATTTACTTCAAGTAATATCCACATATCTTCTACAGAATAAACGGTATCTAATTCATGTAAAGTTGCAAGCCTAGATGATATTACTGCTGCTATCGCTTGCGTTGTGGCTTGATACTCAATGAGCTTTCTTGTGGATTGACTTGCGGACTTGATTCCGAAGTCGATTGCTTTTCTTCTAAAAAAAAATCCATGTGTAGCTCCCATATTGATTTTCTTAATTGCAATCTAGTAGCTACTTCTTCAATATCTTCTTCAATTAAATTACGTTTAACATTAGTAGATGGCATGATTTGTACGCAAGTCATCATCTCATCTAATAACGGTTTTGCAGATTCAAAAGGAATTTTAAGCAAATTCATATAGCCAATTGTCATTAAACCTGCCATGCCTTGCATAGCTAAACCTTCGGGTATCTCGATACCAGCATTGCCGATAGC